CAAATATATGGCTTTTCTTTGTCGCAAACAACGAAAAAAGAATAAACATCAATCAACAAAAAAAGGAAACGATATGGAATTTGTAGGAATAGAAAAACAACTGTTTGAGGAATTGGTGCGTAAGTTTGAATACTTTGAGCATCGGGTCATGGAAATTTGTAACCGGGAGAACGACAGGACGCTGCACAAGTGGATGGATAATCAGGACGTATGCCGGTATCTGAACATCTCGCCCCGTACCTTACAGACACTCCGTGATAACGGTACCCTGCCTTTTTCCCAAATCAATCACAAGATATTCTACAAGCCGGAAGATGTGCAGGGTATCGTCAAGAAAGTTGAGGACAGAAGAAAAGAGGCTCTTTACAGAGGACGTAACATATAACAGTTAAACAATAACCACTAAATCCATAATAACATGAGTGAACTGAGAACAGACAGCAGAGAATGGGTACACCGTATCATGGGAAGTCTTGACCGTATGCTGGTCGGGATTGAGAATCTGGCGGTCGAAAACCGTCCCGTACTAGGCGGTGAACGCTATCTGACCGACAAGGAAGTGTCGGCACAATTGAAACTGAGCAGACGCACGCTTCAGGATTATCGTAATGAAGGGAGAATATCCTATTATCAGTTGGGAGGTAAAATCCTTTATCGGGAGAGTGATATTGAGAAAATGCTTCAGGAAAATTATCGGGAAGCCTACAAAGTAAACCGCATCTAGTCTGCGTGTATAACAATAGCCGACAGACAGGCTGGAATTATCCGCCTACTGTCGGCTATTGCTTTTTAAGACAGGAATCTAACATTTCAGATAGGAATGATTTTTGCCAATAATACAAACAAAAGGAGCTACATTTTCTTTTACAGCTTTTGTTATCAGATATTTTCGCAGTCGGTCTGCCGGATAAGTATCCAATAGGAATGCCAGCGCAAAAATCATTTCCACATTATAAAAATTCTCGTAACAACCGTCTTTCTGTTTGATACGTTTTTCCACTAACCCCGGATTTAATGTACCTTTCTTATAAACAGTCCGGACTGCTGCTCTGAAAGTTGGTGCAATTACGTTAAAGAAAGAAATCAGTTCCGGCTCGTTCATCCAAATTTCAGAAGGATTGATCGTTTGTAGAGTAATATTTCCACTTTCATTGATTGTTATTGGTTCCCTTTTCATATACTGGTCTGTTTTTTATCGGTTTGACTGCTGCTCTTTCTTTTCTCCATTAGTTTGTCCATATCTTCTGAGATCTTATCATCAGTAACCCTGGCATATACCTGAGTTGTCTTGATATTTGTATGCCCCATCATTTTACTGATACTTTCTATCGGAACACCGGCAGAAAGGAGCAATGTTCCGAACGTATGTCGTGCCTGATGATGGCTGAGTGTTCCTTTGACTCCTGCCAGTACCCCTATCTCATTTACGGCATACCAGAGCATATCCCGATTAGGAAGAGGAAATACCGGTTTCGTATCATCCGTGGTATTATAAAGTTCCAATATCTGCTCGGCAACCGGATGAAGTGGTATAAAGGATTCAACTCCGGTTTTTTTGCGGTTAATGCGGATATAACGCCTTCCTTCAGCAGTCTTGCCGATATGATGGGGATAAAGTTCCTTCATATCCACGTATGCTAATGAAGTGAAGGCAGAGAAGATAAAGACACGCCGTGTGAGTTCCTGCCATTTGTTGGGCATCGGACGTTCCATAATCAGTTGCAGCTGGCTCCGGCTGATATGGTTTAGCTTGGGGGCTTCCTTCTTTTCGTAAGGAACATCAGCTATCGGATTGAAGCGTAAAATTTCCCTGTCAACAGCTATATAAATCAGTCTGTTCAGCCACGTCATACAATGATTTATATGAGAAGCCTTGCAGCCTTTTGACTTGACAAACTGTTTGAAACCATAACCAAAATCTTCCGTAATGTCCTCAAATGCTATATCCGTCATTTTTAGTGTGAGCAGATATTCGCGTAGGTAAGCCTGTGTACTTTTAGACTGCCTGTAACTGGAGGTAGACCGGATTTCAACTGAACGGACTCTGAGCCGTTCACGTTCCTCTTCTCCGGCCTGAAGAAGGTATTCCGGCACTGTATTGGCCTGTGTAATCTCATTTTTAAGCAGTTCTGCACTGACAACACCTTTTGTTTTCAAGTACTTTTCATAAGTCTGTTCCAACTTGTTGCGGAGTTCAATCAAACGGTTGTTCGCTCTTTGCTCCCTGATTTCCCCCTTTTCGGTATTCCAGTCCTCGGGACGGCAATATATCCCTGTGGAAAATACACTGCTCTTGCCGTCTATGGAAATTCGGCACATGACGGATGTGGTACCGTCTGCCTTTACTTTATTGCGGTTTATGTATGGTAATATTGAAAATGTGCTGCGCATAATCGTATAATTTATTTTATTGGTGATACTTATTATCAGAGTACAAGTTTCAAGTCTTTGGTAGCCTCTATATATTTATCCATGTCTTCAAAAAGTTTCTTCGGAGTCACCCGCGCATAAATCTGGGTAGTAGAAATGTCTGAATGCCCCAGCATTCTGCTGACCGTTTCTATCGGTACACCGTTTTCGAGTGTGATCAGAGTCGAAAACGAGTGCCGTCCCATATGATAGGTAAGCGGACCGTCTATTCCGGCCATAACCTTCAGACTGGACAAGTTCCACATCAATGCACCGTGTTCTATATGTGGAAACAGTGTCTTTCGTGATTTGCTGCGGTATTTTTCGATAAGCTCTATTGCTTCCGGAAGCAGTTTGACACGGCATAATTTTCCGTTCTTTCCTCGCTGGTATTTCAGCCATATAGCTCCGCTGTCATCCTTTACAAGGTTTGTTTCGGTTATGGACACTACATCAATATAAGAGGTTCCGGTATAACAGGCGAAAAGAAAAAGGTCTCTGGTAGTAATATGCGACCAGCGGTGTTCCTCTATTTCCAAATCACGGAGTTTTTCAAAATCCTCACGACTCAATGCTCTCGGTGGCTTCTCCAGTTTCTTTGGCAAAGTGTAATGTTCAAAATGATATTTGTCCGAATGTCCTTCCTTAAAGGCTATACGACAGACCCGTTTAAGTAAAGCCAGATAATGGCGTACGGTTTCAACACTTAGTCCACACTTTATGACCACATATTCCTGAAACTCCCTAATGAACTGCTCGTTCAACTGTCCGAAAGCAAGATCGGAAACCTTATAACGGCTGGATATAAATTCGGCAAGTCGTTGCCGCGTATAAATATAATTGGGTATCGTTCGTAATGAATATTCCACACCGACAAGAGATTTGACTTCTTCTATGTGACGGTCAAAAAGTTTGAGCAGAGTCATGCGGCTGTCCATTCCACCTTGAAACAGATTTTTTACTGAAACGGCATCGAAATCGGTTTTCCGTTCTACAAGGGTATCAAATGCTTTGTGTATGGAAACAAGCAGCCTGTCTATTTTGGCATTGGTTTCCACCGCTTCCTTACTTTTGCCGTTCAACCGGCTTTCCCTCGGATTCCAAAGTTTCTCACTGCAATTCAGTTTACAACTGAATTGTGCTACACTACGGTTTACCGTAATTCTGCCCATGATCGGAGTTTTTCCGTTCTTGTCTGTTCCGCTTCTTTTAAGGTAAAGCAACACCTTGAATTTTTCAATCTTCATACGCTTACATTTTTTGTTGTAAAACTACAATTCTTATAAGCGTTCTTTGATATGCAAAACATTGCAAATCAGCGAGAAATTATCCGGTATCAGATTACTTGATTTGCTCACCGTTACCTATATTGTTCAGGTAACTGGACAGCTAACGTTTTGGTAACTGAAACCGCTCAATATTCTGCACTTCATTGCTTTTTCAACTTTAAGCAAAATGATGAATATCTGCTTATTTCCAACACGTTACGATTTATCTGTTCAATCTTGTTAGCTCTTGCTTTTTACTTTATACTCCATGTGGCGCGTCATACTTTTGCCACTTTTGCCTTGGCTAATGGTGTTTCGATAGAGAGCGTTGCTAAAATGCTGGGGCATACCAATGTTCAGATGACCCGTCATTATGCGCGTGTGCTGGACCGTACAGTGATACGTGAGATGTCACAGATAAAGATGGATTTTCATTTTTCCATGTAAGGAGAGGGTGTTTGGAATGAGCAAAGGCAGACATGAGGTTCGGATGCCTGCTCTTTCAGGAATGGCCGGAGATTGCTTCCGGCCTTTTTTATTTCATTCTGGCGTTTTCTGTCTTTTTTTGGCGGTTGCTCAACGGTTGAGTAACCAATGACCTCGTAATATCTCCGTAATATTGCACCGTAAACAATAAAAACAAGGTCATTATGAATAACAGAAGAACTGCACCTGGTGGGCAGATGACCCACATGCTCAGTACCATACTCGCCAAAGTAACCAACATTGAAAAGTTACTGGCTCCTGCCATACATAACTTGCCCGACAGCGAGATACTGGATTCAAAAGGCGTGCGCCTGCTTACCAAAATGTCCGACAGGACACTTCTAAGACGCCGCAATGACGGTTCGTTGCCTTTCCACCGTGACAAGGGGAAGATTTACTATCGCCGTTCGGACGTGCTGCGTGCCATACTGCTGGAAAAAGAAGAACACTCTAAAAATAAAAGGTTATGAGAAAGATGATTAAGGTTGAAAGCGGCTCGTTCGCCGCACTCGTGAGAAGTTACAAGAAGTCCCTCAACATGTTGGCCGTGCTGCAACATATCTGCGAGGATAACTGTGTAGAACTCTCCATGCTGCCCGATGAGGTTTGTGAGCTGATAAACCTCGATCCGGCAGAGATTGAGAAGCAGCGTTTGAGCGGACGGCTGCGTTTTGCGGAAGAGGAAAACGGGACCAGGCATTATTCGATTGTGGATATAATCAATCTGAAGGATTCCATTGACTGGAAGGTTATTAACAGACAGGTGGAGAGCCTTTCCTTTGAGGAAGAGGAATGACGGAGTGCCCTTCTTCCCATTACAGATAAGAGTATGGCCGGCAGATCGGATTTATCCGGGTGCCGGCCATACCTTTGTCATTTCCTGAAAAGCGGTTCTTTACGGCAAACTTAGGATATTTTTTTCAGTCCGTTTGACGGGGCGGCAATTTCCATTGGGGGGACATGCCTTGCCTTCCGTGGCAGGTCCGGTGTATCGTCACTTTCGCCTGTCGCTTTCTCTCCTTTTATTTCCGTTCCGTCATCCGTTCCGCTTTCATGCTCGCCTGCCGGTTTTATGGTAAGCTGTATTTTTCGGTTCAGCGTGGCAAGTTCCTCATTCAGCCGCTTGATTTCCGCATCCTTGGGCCATGAAGCCGCCACAATCTCCTGAAGGACCGGGATGTCCTTCGACAGCTCTGCGTTCTCCTTTTCCCGTTTCTCTATCATGGCGGGAATGCGTTCCAGCGCATTGATGAAGTTCATGACGGCCAGTTTCGGGTCTTTGGCTATATAACCGTTGTTGTAGGTATATTTGATACCGTCCAGTCCCTCGACCATGAATTTGTTCTGCAAGGTCTGTGTGTCCCCGTCACAAATCCTCTCGGTACGGACAAGGATGCGGAAATCGGACAGGGTTCCGATTTTCATATAGTCATCCTCCGTCCGGGCATTCCGGTTGATTGCGGCAAGCCGGTTGCCGAGTATCTCCACATTGTCCGAATCCACACCGTCCAGTTTCAGGGGATTGGGACGGAGTCCGGTTTCCGTATCTGCGGGCATCACCTTGTTGAAATATTCCCAGTCCCTGGTGAAACGCCCGATAAAGGTGTTGTTTTTTTCTATTCCCAAAGTCCTTTCATTCAGCTTGCCTTTCGCGTTTCCCTTGTTACGGTAGAATGCCTGCCTCTCACTTTCGAGGACCGCCAGTTTCTTGTCCAGCTTGGCCTTTTCCAGCAGGTCGTCGTTGCCCGAAAGGATGGCCACGTATTCGCTGAAACTGCCGCCTCCGTTTTCGTCAATCGCCCCCTCGTCAATGGTACGGGCGGCCAGATTGCGGCTTTTGAGCTGGTTGATGAACACCTGCTTGTTTTGCAGCAGGTTGAACTTGTAGCTGTCCAGTGACTTCTCCACCGCATAGATATAGCAGTCCACCTTGTTGCCGGCGTACTGCTTGGCGATGATATTGCCTTTTCTTACCGCCCGTCCGTTGCGCTGTTCCAGGTCGGACGGCCTATCGGGTAGGTCAAGGGCATTGCTGCCCTCTTCCCCCCTAAGAACCGTACATGAGAGTTTCCCCTCATACGGCTCAAGCTTTTCTAAGCCTCTGTTTGTATGCAGAGACCGGCTCAAACTACTTCTTGTTTCCATTTGATTTGCGGGATAATTTAAAACATTCATCATGAACCAACAGATTGCATTTCTTTCCGTTTTGAACGGTTGGCATGACATTCCATGCCTTGTGCGTATCAATAGGCTCACCGCATATAGGACATTTGCGTCCTTGCTTTTCCCATAGGTACAGCAGTGACTTGCGTCCTTTTAGCGTAACAAGCATTTTCGACTTCTTTCTTTTATAGAAGTACAGACGACAGTCTGCATCAAACGGGTTCATGTCTCCTTTAATCTGCGTGTATTGCAGGAATGGAAACGATGAAGTCAGAGACAATAATGTCAATTGGTCTTCCTTTCCGTTTGGTTTCTTGAATTTTGAAGCGAAAGTCCATTTGTTCCCTCGAATGTCATGCCAATATCGGTCTTTTATCCACCGTTTCCCTTTCTTGGAATGACGGCGTTTTGCCCATTGCCATAGTGAGAGGAATATCTGATGGTCGATTCTGTGAAATGAATCACGTGTCGCTCCATGCTGATAATAACCTCCCCATCCTCGGATTTTAGAGTTCAACATTCTGATTAACGACTCCTGTCTGCAACCCTTGTTCTCCTTAATTACCTTACGGATATTCTCCATAAAGCGTTTCTCGGATTTCTTTGTCGGCTTGGTCAATATGTCCTTGCCGTATTTGCGGATATTAAAGCCAAGAAAATCAAAACCGTCATGCACGTTGGTTATCACCGTCTTTTCCTCTGATAAGGTCAGACCTCTTTCAGACATAAATTCAGCAACCAATGGCTTGATTTCATTTTCAAGAGTTTCCTTGTTCTCGCAAGTGATGATAAAATCATCCGCATAACGTACAAGGTTCACCATTGGTGAATACAACTTACCATTAACATGATGGCGCTTATATCTATCTGCAAGAGCTTTCTGCAATCCGTCCAAAGTCATATTGGCAAGTGTCGGAGAAATTATACCACCTTGCGGTGTTCCTTCCTCGGTCGGGAACATTTGCTTGTTGAAAACATAGCCACATTTCAACCATTTTCGGAGTATTGCCTTATCCATTGGGATATTGGCAAGTAACCACTCATGGCTGATATGGTCAAAACACCCTTTTATGTCACCCTCCAAAATCCATTCGGGAGAATATCCCTTTCGGAGAATGTTATGACATTGCTGTATTGCATCCATACAGCAGCGTTCCTTGCGGAAACCGTATGAACGAGTATCAGCTGTAGTTTCTGATACAGGCTCCAATGCCATAAGATAGAGTGCTTGCATGGCTCTGTCTTTCATTGTCGGTATTCCCAACGGTCGCAGTTTGCCGTTGCTCTTCTTGATATGAACTCTTCTCAGCGGCATTGGCTGGTAGCCTCTGCGTTTGAGTTGGGTTATTGCTTGCATTTTAGCTTTAGGGGTATCCCATATTTCTTTGTCAACCCCAGGAGTACAACCACCCCCGTTAGAAGTAACCCTCTTTACGGCTAAGGCTTTTGCGTAAAAAGAGTGGGTAAGCGTCCATTGCAAGGCTTTCACCTTGTTATGTCTGCCTTCCTTCTGAGCCTTTACAATACGAGCTTGAAGCTTCTTAACAGCTTGCTCCGCCTTAGTCCAGTCTATTCTGTCCCAATTTGATTGCAGGTTGTCAGTCGGCGCACACGATTGGTCGAGGAGATTTTCTTTGATTTTATCGTTCATTTGCATTCCTACTTTAAAAAGTTCTAAAAGTTTATTGTAAAGAATTACCATTTGGCTAATGTTGGGTATTTGCCTCCCAAACATTACCACAGAAGTCTGCCCACTTTCGTGGTAGGTTGATGTTGTCCCTTGTCAACTCGTGATAAGTGGCTCAAACCCTATCCGTCCCATTACAGAACGGCATTCGCTTTCTCTGTTATCTTATACCTGCACATCATTCAGCATCCATTACTTTCAGCTTACCTGTCTTTTGTCTGACAGGAGATGTACAGGCTTACCATGTTCCACATAGATAACTAACGGATAGGTTAGGTTCTGTCTCATCCTCCGACGGTCTTTACATCCGTGTAATCCTACCATGGAGAGGATTATCTGACCGCATCCCATTTTGGGTAGAGTGTATCAGTATCTTGCACTCTTTTACGACATTACGAAGTTTACTAACAGTTCGCTTACGCTAACCATACTATCCAGCCTCGCCACTCTACGGTATGATACTAACCATACTTGACTTCCCCTCACGGTTCTGTCTTGTCTTGTGAAAGTGTACTTTGTCCCGACCGCTTAATACAACATTAAGGTGCATCGGTCGGTAGGCTACCGCTGACGGAACAGCGGGTTAAAACTGATACTTAAAGTATCATTCCAACAATTATCTATGCGACTTCATGTCGCACCCACGGCGT